TGTAATCGGCTGGCTGAGTCCAGACACCAATATCATTGTCTCGGTCTACAGGGCCGATATTGTCTAAGCGGCAGCTCACAATAAGATGCCCCAAAACAGTATCATTATGCTTGAAATCAAGCAGAGTTCGCAATGCAGTAAGTATTTGCTTCACTGTAGCAATGTCTTTTGCAAGCGGATTAAATTGGATTCTAGCGCGAGCCATTTGATCGGCTGTTTGATAGGCTAGCACTGGGTCTGGTGTCGTATCGATGACCGTGTAGACCAAAGCAGGATAGTTTGTATTCTTTGGAAGCTGCACGAGCGCATTGCGCGTACCAATAATGGCCGTGATCGACGCATCTTTCAACAGCTCTGCAACGATTAGTTCCGCACTCATCTTAGCTTCGCAACCTCGATAGGCAATCGGTTTTGAACGTAAACCTTGAAAGCATCCATCGCTTCTTTTTGCTTGCGATCAAAGGCTTTACGCATAAAGAACGTTGGCTTTATACCTGGATGAATTACAGCGTTGCGAATCACAAAACCACCTGGGGTATTGAATTTTAGCCTCTTCGAAACCGTGTTCGCCGTTTTCTTCCTGCCAATCGTTGCCTTCGGGATGCGATAGGGCTGACGCTTACTACGACCGCTTCCAGCGTAATAGCTGGCCGTTCCAAATTCGACCATGTGAGCGTAAAAAGCACCGCCTTTATTGCGATCGATTCTGACGTATCCGTATGCTTTCCCACGACGAACGTCTGATTCCGACTTGATGGACTTGCGAAGAAAACCGGAATCTTTAGGGACATTAGCCCTTGCCTCATCTCTAAACACAGCAACGCCAGCTCGCAGGCCACCTCTCGTGATATTGCGTTCGATTCTCACCGGCAGCTCTTGCAATGCTGCGTAGAGATCAGATAGGCCGGTTACTTCAAATTCCGTTGCCACTCTCAATCCAGTTTAGAGTTGCTTCATCCCAGCTATACATCTTTCCATCTGTTGGCATGGGTGTGGGCGATTCCCACTGTGCATCTGCGTTCAGAAGCCAAGATGTAAAAGGCTGTGGCGGCACAAACGCATCAATGTCTGCTCGGTAGGTGTAGCCAATTCCTGCGTAGTTCTTCCTGATATTGCCGTTGTAGGAAGTCTGCTTCCAAGTACCGCCAAGAATCTTCTCAAGATGCGCTGCGCCGATATGCTCTTTCTCAACGCCGAATGCGTCAGCCGTATCTTTGTTGTCCACCACGACAACTTGCAGCACCAAACCGTTTTCGTCTATGCGAGCAAAGTGACTCATTACGCCTCCAGCCTAAGTCCAGTTAAATCCATTTCTTCCCCGACAACACCGACTGGGAAGGTATTAAACGATAGTGAGATTCTTGTGTCATCGCCTTTGACTTCAGGAACCATGTGCGTCAGTGACGATGGAAAAAGAATCAGCTTGCCGACAGTCGCTTCAAACCACCATGACTCTGAGTTGTACGGGTTCCACTGGTCAGGTGGGAATTTGATCTGCTGCCAGCCATCTTTGTAGAAGTAAATCCTGTCATCAGGGTTGGTCTGCACATAAAACACACCTGAGATATACGAATTAGGATGAGCGTGTTTGTGGTGGTACTGACCTTGCTCGCTGTAATTGCACCAGCTTTGCGTGACTCTCAGGCTTACGTTGTGCTTAGGATTGACTGTGGACTTGAAGTATTCCGAGACGGCATCCTCGATGAATGAGCGCAGGGACGTTAGAGCTGGATCACGCAAAACGAAGTTGTTCGTGCTTGTGGTGTTGCCCATATTAGGTCTTGTCTGTAACTCACGGATGAAGAACAACTCCTCATCTGACAAGGGGCGACCTAGTTCAGCAAAGCCTACAGGGACGGGAAATAAGTTATGCAACTGCACGCTCGAACTCCTCTTTGGCTATGCCCATCTCTTTTAACTGCTCGTCGGTATAGATCGTAGGAATACTGTCCTCAAACTCTCTGATCTTGTCGATAACCCAGTAGACCTCTTCAATGCTCGGACAAGGTCTAGGATCATCCCAGCGTGTAAAGACGTTGTTAGAGATTTCCCATTTGGCACCGGGACGAAGCAGGTGCATGGCTGTGTCTATGCCTAGGAATTTATAAACTTTTGTAGTCATGTTATTGATTGATTTTGATGATTACGATACCGGAGCCGCCGTTGCCCCCATTACCACTTGACGGGCCAGAATATCCACCGCCCCCACCACCGCCGCCTGTATTCGCAGTACCAGCAGTTGCTGCATTCGTTCCCGTACTTCCCGCCCCGCCGCCGCCAGCACCGCCAGCACCTGCGCTAGTTGGGTGTCCTCCACCACCGCCGCCGGAATAAGTTACCGAAGAACCAGAAATAGACGATGCAGTTCCAGCGCCGCCCGCACCTCCTGCTGGAGTATTGCCGTCGCTCCCAGCGGCACTAGCGCCTCCGCCTCCGCCTCCACCATCGCCATTGCCTATCCCTGCCCCTCCATTACTTCCCTGTGCTGGCGATGTTGATGGCGTATTTCCTGAACCTCCGCCGGGAGAATTGTGAGAACCGCCACCTGATCCACCGGGGCCACCAGCACTAGGACCGGGGCTAGCTCCGCCCCCATATCCACCACCGTTTGATGTGATTGTGCTAAAAACAGAATTATTCCCAACAGCACCTCCGCCTGCGCCGCCGGTCTTACCGTTACCTCCGGCACCTACCGTAACCGTGTATTCAGTTCCAGCCGATACAGACAATGCAGAGCCTGTTCTAAATCCACCAGCTCCACCAGCACCTGCCGCTCTACTTCCACCCCCACCCCCACCAGCAACCACAAGATAGTCAACGCTGGTCACACCAGTAGGACATTTCCACGTAGTCGTGCCTTTGAATACAAAGACGGTTTGACTTGCTACGGTGTACTTGAGGATAACAATGCCGGAGCCACCTGCGCCTGATGCGCCCTGATTCCCGCCGACTCCACCGCCACCTCCGCCAGTATTAGCTGTGCCAGCAGTTGCAGGAGTTGCTGGGCTAGAACCATTAGCACCAGTGCCTCCGCCGCCTGTTCCACCAGTACCTGCTGCCGGATATAATCCATAACCACCAGCACCACCGCCACCAGCATAAGTTACAGAAGAGCCTGTAATAGTCGAAGCTGTACCATTCCCACCATTACCTGTCGCAGAAACTCCAGTACCACCTGCGGCGCTTGCACCACCGCCTCCGCCAGCATTCAACCCAGTTGTCGATCCTCCGCTATTACCTTGCGACGGAGATGTGCTTGGTGTATTACCAGAACCTCCTGTGCCTGTATTTGGCGCATTGGCACCCCCTGCACCACCACCTGAACCACCAGATAACCCGTTATTTCCTGCTGTATTAGCGCCTTTTCCACCACCTCCGCCACCAGTTGAGGTAATGGTACTGAATACCGAATCCGTTCCAGAACCTCCGTCTGATGACGTTCCTGTACTTCTTCCGCTTCCTCCAGCCCCTACGGTAATGGTGTAGTCAGTCCCAGCAGTTACCGCGAAACCAGTACCTGTCCTAAAACCGCCAGCGCCTCCACCTCCAGTTCCGGCATTGAACCCTGAGTTTGTACCACCACCACCACCACCAGCCACAACCAAATACTCAACCTCTGTCACCCCAGTAGGGCAGGTCCACGTTGAGGTAGCCGTAAAGGTTTGGACGACAACAATACCACCACCTCCGCCGCCAGAGATGGTCTGCCCAATAAGCATCGACAAAATGCCTGTCATGACACGTTCCCTGAAACAACACACACCGTACCGGATATAAACAGAATCGTCGCAACACCTCTGGTTGCAAGCGTCATCGTTGCTTTATCACTATCCGTTCCAGCTATGTAAGCCGTTGTGATAGACATCGTAAGCGTGATGGATGACGATGAGTTGTTAAAGATGACAACCACATCACCTGCTGCAAAGGTTGAATTCGGTACTGTCTGACCTGCTGTCACCGACAACACCTTACCAACATCACCTACTACTAACGTATTGGTTGCGTTGCTTGATATGGGTACGTTTCTAAAACCAACTGGATTCGTACCATCGACCGTACAGCTTGATAGCGTTCCTGATGACGGTGTACCCAAGGCACCGCTTGGCGCAACATAATCAGTCCCTGCGCTAGCAGCCGAGATCGCTGTGCCGTTACCTTTTAGAACACCTGTAATTGAGGTGGAAAGCGTAATCGCAGGTGTTGATGTTGCGTTTGCTACCGTACCAGCAAAACCGTTAGCAGACGCGACTGAAACTGTCGTTACAGTACCGGCACCGGATGCAGAGGTCTTGA